TAAACCGTCCTTTAAGTCACTTATCTCATCTCCAGTTTTCTTAGCATCGGCTGCTGCACCCTGGATCGTGAGGCTATCGTCTACAACCACCGCACTGCCCACAGGATCAACATGCTCTGTAAGCCAGGATGAGACCTCCGGCGGAATCTTCTCATCAATCTGGGTATCTATATCTTCTGAAATATCATTTATCTGCTCTTGCAATAAGGGCAGTTCTGTGTCCACTTCTTCAGACAAGGCAAGAATGCCATTGTCCATATGGTTTAAGTTGGCGGCATCTATTGGGGTGTCCGTGGACGGGGCATCCTGCCAGCCAACTCTTGTGTATCTTACTGACATAATCACTCGCCTTCCTTTTCAAAGTAGTTTATTGATACGGTTACAGTAAAGGACTCTGGTATGGTAAGATCGCTGTCCGTGATATTCCAATAATTGAACGTTACTGTCCTGCGATCTTCGCTAAGTTTGAAATCAGTAGACAAACTCTCTTCATACTCTTCAGGAACACCACTGATAATTGTGCTTATAACAGTAGCATCTATTGGAATGTATGAAGAAGTCCTTGTATTCACTTCAATCATACCAGCATGAGCAAGCAGAGTCCCGGCGTCAATCGGGAAATAAAGGCTCATCGTCTTAACAGGTCTGTCGTACGGATGAAGATTCCCTGCCGGATAGACCAGAGTATTCGGAAACAGTTTCCATTCATCCGGCATCTCCTCTTTTGGTGTTGTGAGCTCAATTATTTCGTCAGGGAACGGAAGTCTTGGTTCCTCATCGTCAGTACCGTACAGTATCTCCTCAAGGGTCTGCAAAACGTCGCTGTCAAGAAGCGTCGAGTCAAGAACGATTTCACTCATTGGGTCGAAGTCTTCATCGTCCACTGGCTGAGGAAATGTCTCGAATGAGATCTCCGTCTCCTGGATGTCCATAGACTCATTTACCGTGGAGTACGACCTGGAAAAGTCCGTAACCTTCATGTTGTAGATAAGGTGGAGCTTGTACCCATGCTCCGTACCTTCGGTATCATTACCTTTTCTACTCCTATAGCAAAAGCCAAACTGGTCTCGATCCTGCTGTCTTGCATAGATTCCGGGTGCAATCTCCCTCTCGCCCAAGTAGTCCTCAAACTCGTCAGGAAATGTGTAGCATTTGATTGATCCGGAGTATTCTTCAGAAGTGTACTCAGAACCAACCTTAACACCTCCTGAGTACAAAGGACTTGCGTCTCTTCCACCTGTGTTATCATCAACTCCGGTAAGACCATTCCACGCAACCCCGCCAGTGTAAATTCCGCCCTCATAGCGGTAAAAGACGCCATGGTCGACGCCTATCTCATACTTACGCTCGCCAAGAGCGTCCCAGGTGAGTGTTGCCATAGCGTCACCTCCTTAATGGTTACTTCTTAGGTTTCTTCCAAGGCTTCTTAACCTTTCTGGCATCATAGTTCTCATAATATTCCTGTCTTGCCACGTTACCAAGGCTCTTATTATTTCTCCTATTAGCACTTCCGGCACGAGCAGCGGATCTCCATCTCCCAGAACCATTTGCTCTGGATTGGTTATACTTAAGAGCTCCATATGAGCCAAGGAGCGATGCCTGAGCAAAGGTCTTTCTGGAACTCATCCGGGCAATACGTTCGTTAGTAGCTTTATCCTGTTTCGAATAAAGTCGATTCGCAGACGCAACTCTCTCCTTCATCCACTGCTCTCTGGACGCCGCAATCTTTCTCTGCTTCTGATCCTTTGTCAGGGATTTATCTCTCTTAATTGCCTTACGATTCGTTTTGTACATGGCCTTGGCAGCTCTAACTCGTCTGTCGTGCCTAATTCCCCAGCGCATGCCAAGGACACCGTGATGCTGCAGAGAATCTTCGGCGCCAGAACGAACTATCGCGTAGTATTCACTCATTTTGATTTCACCTTCTTCCCCTTTTTAATGGTTGCTGTACCTTTGGCCACTTTCTTCTTTCTTTGATGAGGACGATCGGACCACTGGGCGGTACCATCTCCTGTTTTCTTACCTTCTGACACTTTTACTGAGTTCGTATCGACGCGCCAGGAAGATAGAGAGGGGAGCCCCAACAATTTCGCCAATCTGTTCCTTTTTCTATACAGCTTTGCCGTTGTTTTAGTATAAGTACCGTCTTCGTTCTTATCCACTTTCTTATAATCCTTAACATCCCAGCCAAGATCGTGGTAGCCCTTCTTTGCTTTCTCAGATACGCCCTTAGCAGCGCGCTTAACCTGATATGTAGCAGCCCCGGCAGCCTTTCCAACACCGCTGTTAGAAATCTTTCCAAGAAGTGTTTTATCGTATTTATTCTTCGCCTTCTCATACTCACCATAGGTTTTCTTAGTAAGGGCTTTATCTTTTACCAAAGTCTTTGCAAGCTTCTTCTCTAAATTTCCACCCGGCTTAAAATTTGGGTCAGTCTTAGCCATAGCAACAGCAAGCGATAGATTCTTTCCCTGATTGTAGAAAGCATCTTTCATAGCTTTGCCGGTTTTCTTTTTCCTTATAAGAGCGCTTACGCCAACCTTATCGTCGACTGCTTTTACAGCACTCTTTGCGCCGCTTGCAACTCCTCCGGCAGCCTTCCCGGCTTGATACGCAGCGTATTCGGCAGGATTATAAAAGTAACGGTACTTGCTTCCCACCTGCACTCTGGTAAAATATTTGTGGTTCTTTTTCTGAGAACCTTTCTTTCCAAAGCCAAAGAGGTGTTCAAGATGGTCATCCTGCCCTTCTCTGACTACGGCGTAGTATTCGCTCATCTTTAACCTCACTCAAATGAATCTTTGTATAATTTGTAAACAACCCACGCATCCATCAGGGCGGAAACGTTATCAATCTTCTGCTCATAGCGATCCTTTAAAAGCTTCCTGTTTCCGTTAGTGTCTTCAATGGTTATACAGTTACCCATCGTAAAGGACATTATCTCCTCGTCAAAGAGAAGCTTCCTATCTTCTGCAAGATGCTTAAGCTCGCCAAGAGGAACCGACTCGGTTCTGGCTCCCTGTATTACTTTCTCAACGCCGAAAGAGCCATTCTCGCTCTCCCATCTTTCGATAAACTCTCTTGCGTTATACGGATCGTATCCAACTGCCCGAACGTCGTATGCAACTCTTCCGTTGATGAAGTCATACAGATTCTCATAAACCATAGTCATGTCAAGAGCAGTGCCCGGCATGACGATGAGCGAGCCTTCGCTTAAGAACTTCTCGTATTTCATCCTCATGGCCATCGGAAGCTTGTACAAAGTCCGCTCCGTTATGTAACTTCTTGCCTTTACACCAAACCTGTCACCGCCAAGCGGGAAGAGGAATGTAAAAGCACAGAAGTCATCGCCTCTTGACAAGTCGCACCCCATGGCACAGGGAAGCTGCCAGAACTCTCTTTTCTTATGAAGCTTAGTTTCCTCATAAGTAAAGAAATAGGTATAGCCTTCCATCGGGATGCCAAACCTTTTGGCTAAAATATCATTTCGAGATGCCGGCGCTTTCTCAGCCCTTTCCTTATCAAGCTGGTAAGTCTCATAGCTTACCGTCTTTCCAAGGTTGGGATTGGCTTTGAGCCACATTGCCGGATTCTCGACTTCCTTAATGTCGTCGAGTCTGTAGTAGAAGATTGAGACATGCGGAGCGATATAGTCGCCTCTAAGAATGGACATAAGCTCCATTTTGATCGTATCGCCAACCGAGTTTCGAACCGTTCCTTCAGATGAGATTGCAAGGATTGTGTATGTTTCGTTTTTACTTGCGCCCTGCTCCAAAGTACCGATAACGTCCTCTCTGATATCGCCCGACAGCCATTCGTCGACCGAGTTAATCGGGGAATTAAGACCCTGAAGCTTATCAATCGACATGGGTCTGACCTCAAGGAGCGACCCAGTTAAGAAGTTCTGAATTCCCTTCTTTGTTGAGGCAAGTTTTACTCTGTTTGCCTTAAGACCCGTTGTGTTCTGAAGGGAACCTTCAGTTAGAAACTTAAAGAAAGGACCCCTCGACCTTACAATCGCAGTTCGAATCGGGCCCATGACCTCTTCCGCCTGCGGCATTGTAGGTGCCGTGGTTACCTGATGTGTTGTTGCAGGGTTTACAGTTAATTCGTATGCCTGAATACAGGCAACGTACATCGATTTGGCTGATCCTCTGGCCGTTATTATGTACTGCTTTTTAGTCAGCCTCTTTTTGTGCTTCCTCGTTACGTATCTACCGCCTGACTTATTCTGATACGGCTCAAAAGCACTGATTTCTTCGTAGTAATACCAACCGTAAAGCTCCTCTCCCCACAGCTTGAACGAATCGAGCAAATGAAGGTCAGAGCCATCGGTAAGCGTGAGCTCGTTTTCACAGAACCTGATCCATCCCTCAACCGCCTGATCGTCGTAGTAAACTCCGGGGTTTCTGATAAGGTCGTCGATTCGGTTCATTTCCATGGAAATCTCACGGTTTATTGGTATTTCGCCGCGAAGCACTTTCTCCCTAAACTGTCCATAGTACTTAGGAGTTGCGGTGTTTGAAAGCATTAAACCAACTCCTTTTCTATGTTATAGTCCGAGACGCCTTCTGTTGTTATCGGACAAATCGGATGTTAAATTATCAAGATCTTTTAAAACCTCACTCATTGGCTTGCTGCCACTGCCCTTAGGTAACGTAATGTTCCTTGGTTTTGGAAGATCAGAAACCTTCTTATCTCTCGTTGCGCTAGAGAAGATGCTATAATCTCCGCTTCCAAGCTTGAATCCAGAATCAAAGTTTGCTTTTGGCTTCGCCGGTTCTGGAGCCTTGCCTGTTTTAGATTCTATATACCGGTCAAGTTTCTCATTGAATTTGGGAAGTGAATCGCTGGTTGAAAACTTTGGCTGCTTAAATACGCCATAGTCGCCATCTTTAAGCTTAAACCCCTGGTCAATCTTTCCATGACCGCTTACGCTTGCTTGAAGTTTTCGCTGCTTCACCTCATCGCTTTCGTTTTCCTCTCGCTTGGTTCCGCTAATGTTCTTAAGCCAGTCAAGGGTTTCGTTGTCTTTGATTCGGTCGCTAGCCTCTTTGAGCTGCTTCTCGGTTTTCTTCTGCTGATACTTCTCATTAGCTTTATTTGCAGCATCTTTTGTTATGTTTCCAGCCAGCTTTAAAGCTCTATCGATAATATCAGGCTCATCGTTCTTAGATCCGTCACTGCTACCGCTATCGTCCACGCTATTAAGAATAGACTTAGTATCAAGCCCGAATTCTTCCCTAAGACTCGTAAACGCCTTATGAGCATTCACAACAGCATCCGCGCCAGTCTTCACGGCGCCAAGCCCTTTGATGACTTTATCAAAAGTTGAAGGCGGAAGACCCTTCTTATACTTGTCAAGGTTCTCGGCAGTTTTACCAAGAGCCTGTGCCCTTTTAGATAATTTCAAAAGATCATCGTCAGTCATCTGGCCTTTAAGCTCTGAGATTTTCTTAAAGTCAACGTTAGCGATGGCCTTATCAATATCAGATCTAAGGTTCTTTCTAGCTTCTTCTTCTTTAGCCTCTTTCTTCTCGGCTTTAGCCTGCGCCTTCGCCTCTTTCTTTTCGGCTCTTGCAGCTTTTCTCTCTGCTCTCTTTTTAACCCGGTCTTCCGATCGTCTTTTTTTACCGGCGTTCTTCAGAGTCCCGTCATAGTTCTGAAATCTTCGAATTCCCCATTTCTGGCCTAAGATTCCATGATGCTCTAAAAACGAGCCGTTTTCCATTTCATCATAGTATTCGAGCATGGGTTTTACTCACCCCCTGTCTGGTCCTCCAGCGTTTTGCTATACGCACTCGAGCTGATCCCAAGAAGCGCCCCAAGGAACGTATCTACTGCGGCGATCGTGCCGACAACCTCTGTTGCATACGGAAATCCCCAGATCTTTGACAGCGCAAAGTAAAGCGTTCCTGCTGCCGGAAGAAGAATCTGCGCAATCCATTTAAGATAGTCATACGTCTTATTGCTCATCTTCATACATAAACTCCTTTCTTCTTGTCTCTATGTCGATCTTCTCAGCCTCGTCCTCAGAAACGATCTTAAGTTTCTGGCAAGCCTCATAACCGATCTTTCCATCTCCGTTCCCACCCGCTTCAAAGTACGGCTGGGCAAGCATCTCTAAATTTCCTTTTTCTTTGACAGTGATACATCCTCTTCGCACGTACTTGCCACTAAGATAAATAATCTTGTCATGGCCGAGGGCAACCAGCATCTTCGACTGTGCTGATTCTTTAGCCTCTTCTTTTTCTCTCCGTCTATCTCTTCTCTGAAGCAGGTATATGACTAAACTCATAACTCCAGAGGAAGAGAAAGCGGAGATCAGTGCCGTAACAATTACCACATCGATCTTCACTTCTCTTCCCTCCTTTTACTTACTTCTCGGATTCGAGGATAAGCCATGCTCCGTCCCCGCCAAAAGAGCCAAGACCACCATTTCCAGTTACAGCGGCTACGTCAGCAGCCGAAAGCCCATTATTATCTACAAAAGACATAATAAAGCTCCTTTCTCCCGTATAAGTTACGGGTAGATATGATATGTTTAGTTGCTTCTCGCGAGAAAAGAAAAGCCCGGGAGTTGCACCCGGGTTAGACTGTTCTCTTCTGTTAAATTGTTGTGATTTTATAACTTCGTTAAATTGCCCTTTAAGTTAGTTTTGATTTATGCCTTAAAGATTGCTTTACGCCTGTCATGCCCTGATTGTTGCAACATGCAAATCAAAATCAACCAAATATATATTGGTTAGATTTCCTATCCATGTATCAACATTGTCGTGTGGCACATAGAATCTTGCGCTCAATGTATCTCCATCAAATTTCAACTTTGCTGTGCCGTGATATTTCTTGTTGTTTGCAAGAAGGATACACCCTGTTTCGGTACATGCATAATGCTGATACCCTCTAAAATAAGGTGTGCTGATTTTTGCGATTCCGTACTCTCTAGTACCATTGGGTGTCATGCCATCGTTTACGAATCCTGTGATCTCGATATATCCATTGGGCGAATCACTCCACACTCTGCACACACCATTATTTACCTCTGAATAAACATTTCCGCTAATGGCAGACGCATATCCATATTGTGTGAGTGCTGACGATTCAGATGCATAATAAACATCTGCCGTTCCTGTCAGGAATGCTGACACAATGCCTTCTCCAAGTAGCTTCTGCCCGTTGTTGTTCGGGTGCGCTCCATCTGTTTGCCAGATAGTAGTATAGTCGTGCAGGATATACTCAGAGTTTGTGACATATCTCCATCCATAAGTGTTGCTTGCTTTTACATATCTCTTAAAAGATCGATACAGTTGTGTTCGCATTCCTTCGCCAAGTCTGCCCCAACCTATATGCGCAAGGGATATTCTTGCGTTAGGATATATGTTTTTCACATAGGTATCAAAAGCAAGAATTCCCGCCTCAAATGCCTCATCCGTGCCGTAGGATTGCGATGGATCGGAGTCGTTCCAACCACCGCAAACAAATATATCAGTGATTGCCTCTTTATCACTGACGCTTGCCTCCAACAATTTTAAACTGGAAAGGAAACCACCACTTCCGAACCCTGTTCCAACTACAAATTTTTCAAAAAAATCTACACCCTCTGACAGGTTTAAACCGTCTCTTACATATTCCCAATAGAATTTTGTAATATCTGAGTCGGAATTCTGGATACCGTAAGAATCACCGATCATGATAAGATTTGTATGCTTCTTTGCGCCGTAGATACCGCTGTTTGCATAGGGGATATATCCTTGCTTGTATGCACCTCTACTGATTTTTGCATACTGTCCGTCATATGCTGTTCCGCAACAAAAACGAACATAAGCAACACCGCTCGGAACGGTAAATGAACCATCAAGTTTTTGGGATAACGAATCGTTCGGGCGATAAGTATAATCCGAACCGTAGCACGACACACTGTTTACAACACCTGTTAATCCAAGGACTAGTTTTCCCTCAATGGTCGCACCTTCATCGACCTTGATAAACCCTGTGTTTACCCAGTTTGTATCACTCGGCTCAACAACTTCCCCCGTTGCCGTTGCTACATATCCATTGTTCGGAAAGTGATCCTCATCAATGTAAAATCTAGTAGGATACCACGCATCAGTGTAAGGATATAAATCTTCCTTTAACGAAGTTATCTCATCTCCGGTCTTCTTAGCATCAGCCGCCGCTCCTTCGATCGATAAGGTATCGTCTACAACTACCGCAGATCCAACAGGATCCACATGCTCGTTAAGCCAGTCTGTTACATATTCGCCAACGCCGCCGCCAAGTTCCTGCTCTATCTCAGCCACATCTGAGTAAAGACCGGCAACTCCTTCTTCCAGTCTGTTTAGATTATCGGCATTGATGGGGGTTTCCGTAGATGGATAATTCTCCCAGGTAAGCCGTCTAAAATCTACTTTCATATTCCCTCCTTATTTCTTAAACGCTCCGGCGCTTTGCCTTGCAGACTCGTACTGCGATTGGCTAACCATGCCGGAATTGAGCATCTGCTGTATGATCATGCCAGGGTTAGCTCCATTTTGAAGCTGATTCATTAAAAGGTTATACTGCTGAGGATTAATAGATCCGCTCTGGTAGCCCTGCTGCAAAAGACTCATAACCGCCTGCTGTGGGTTCTGCCTGGCCATACCTATAACCTGCATCATGTTTAAAAGATTACCCATTAGACTCACCTCCGAGCTCGGACAAGAGCTTATCTAGTTTCTTAGACAGGCTCTCAAACTCTTCTCTTGACACCCCTGTGTTTGAAGGAGCTTTTGGCGTAGTCTCCTCGAACGGAAACTCACGAAGTGATTCCGGAACTCCGTTAGTAGAGGTGGACTTGAGCCAGAACTTTTTAAGATTAAACGACAGCAAAAGAACCGTTACCCCCGCTGCTACAGGATAGTTTTTAACCTCATCCTCCGAACTTACAAAGATCGTCATGATCGAGCCCGGAGTCTGCTGAGCCTGAGGGAGAGGAACCGCTGTCTGAAAATTGCCCATAGGAGCCGCGTTCATCGGAACTGCTGTCTGATAGTAATTGGTATTGTAAGCTGGCATCATTTATCTCCTTTCGTAGTAATAGATCGGAACTTCCCATCCCGAATCCCATGTGTCATAGTAATCACCATCTATGACCGCCACCACATGAGACCCGGTAGCGACTAGAAATCGCCCTCTTGGGTGATCCATGCAAAATTCCTTAATCGTATAGCACGCAGGACACGTATCTGGTATTACGTGTCTCCTGTACCCATTTAAGATTAAGTACTCGCCCCACGAGCTGTTCGATGAGGGCATATCATTTAGGTAGTAACTTGTCATGGCAAGGTCTGCGTGAGTGTCCCTCCAGGACTGGTTCATCAAGACCGAAATAGCCCTTACAGTACAATCGCCGGTATTCTTGTTTACGGGGTTTGCATTAAAGCGAACGAACATCTCCTATCTCCCTTTTATCAACAATTCGCCACTCAAGCTCCTTGACATTCTCGTTCATCGCATTCATGAGAATGCCGGAGGTTGGAGGATCGAAGTAAAGGGTAACCTTCTTAGACAGATAGGTTTTCACCTCAGGGATCGACAGGCCAAGGGCTGTTTCGTTTGCAAGGAATGCATCCCATGAGCCTTCGTTCTCATCGGAAATCTGATAACCGTACACCCCGACCCCAAGCTCGTTAAGCGTGCCAAGAACAGTGTTCGTGTACTCGATGATCTCGGCATCAAACGGAGTATAGTCAGGAGGGAGGTTCTTCTTGGCAGTTTCTAAAATGCTGTCCATGTTCATTTTGATTTCTTCACCTCCTCACTTTATAGTAAGTCGCGGGAACCGTCGTACGAGCATAAACGCCAAGCAAAAGAGCAAGTCGCTGACCTCCCGTTTGGAAACTCCTCGAAGTACGTATCTGTCGTACTGTATAACCCGACTCTCCGGCATTTCTAGCAATTTGCTCAGCTGAAGCACGGCGGCCAATCGACTTCCACGAACTACTTTCAGCAGCTTTCTTGTGCATATAACTCTTATCGGTTAGCTGTTGGAGTTTCTGATCGTACCGCCCATCGTAATTCTTGCTATACAAGCGTCTGATTTTCGATTCGGTCTGCAGATGTTTCTTATTAGAGTTGTAAGCTTCAAAAGCGTCGTAACCCGCGGCTTTATCTTCGGCATTCAAATACCTGTTAAGCTCTTTAAGGGCTTTCTTTTCTGTTTTTCCCGCAAGCTTTTTATCGCCAGATTCAAGCGCCAGCACATGCGCTTTGGCTGCGGCTGCGCTCTTTTCTTTCCTGCGCTCTGCTTTCTGCTCGTACTTATTGTATTCAGTTCTCTCAGGAACCGGATGATCCATCTTGTAACGAGCAAATGCCTGCCCGTCAATATGTCCGCCGCGAATAGAATTGTACCCATCCGTTTCGAGTTCCCTCATTATGTCTTTTTTCTCTTTTGAGCTGAATGCAAAGTCGTTATCCAGCGCATCCTTAACATACTTTGTATACACCTTGGGATCTTTAATGAAATTTTGGTAATGCTCTTGCTCAGCTGTAGCGGTACTGTATCGCTTCTTTCCCGCAGATGTTAAGGATCCGTCTTTATTCTGATACCTTCTCACTCCCCACTTCTGACCAAGAATCCCATGGTGGGATAAGAATGACGTCTCTTCGGTTCCGTAATAATTCATTTCTACCCACCCCCTAAATCTTTTTCTTAGTAAGTCTTCCTATCGTCGTGTTCCAAATCTTCCGATCAAGCCTTCCAAGAGGTGTGGAATCATGGTAATCCTTAAAACTCTTCTTGGTGCTTTGTTTAGATGTTGTGTATTGCGAGTGCTTTCCAGCAATATCAAGCGCAGCTCTAATGTCCGCCATAGATTTTGGCTTAAGGCTGTTTACAAGCTCCTTGTAGCTCGGTATACCTTTCTTCTTTTTAACAGTGGCAAGTACTTTAGGAGCGCCATACTTTACAGCGGCAACGTCTCTTTTGACTCTGTATTTAGCCTGATCAACAAGGGCTGTGTTTGCCTTGTGAAGCTTGCTAAGCCCGGTCTTATTGGCTATGCTCTTTGCTTTGTAGGCGGCAACTTCGGCAGGCGTGTAGAGATAACGGTAGCTATCTCCTTCCTGTACCCTCATCAGGTACTTGTGATTCTTCTTCGAAGATCCTTTCTTTTGCCCAAAGCCAAAGAAGTGCTCTAAATAGGCGCCGGAAGAATCTCGTACTACAGCGTAATATGTACTCATAATTCTCCTATTTCCACGGGCATGTATCGTTAGGCTTTCTCTCTATCGGCAGTTTCGGGAGCATACGCTCTGAGCCATAGTGGATAGCCTGATGCGTGTCAAATGTCGTGGTTATTAAGTTGTTTAAATCTAATACTTTGGGATCTCGATTAAGAATATCTTCGATCGTGATTGGATTGATGTGATGAATGTAGGCGGCCTGATTGTGGATTTCGAAATCCGGGTGGGCAAGGTCGCATCCCTTATCCCTTTCGATGACTATGTTCCGTATCCTTCGCCATTCGGGATACTTGTACAGCATCTGATTTAAATAGCGCCTTGAACCAAAAGTCGTATCACCAACTTGCCCGGTTATCTTAAGGTACTCGTATCGATCATGGAAATCGGGGATCTCAATTAGCTCCAGATACGTCTTCGTCATCTGGTGTGGAGGATCTATAAGAGCTGAACGCGGCCATAGCATCTGAATACATGGCCTCAATTCTCTTTGCGCTCTCCATAGCCTCCGTCTTTGCTTTCATATACTTCTTCTGTTCTTCCATGATCTCTTTTTCAAGCCTCGCCTTTGTGGATCCACGTCTTAGAAACTCTACAGTCTCCTGAGATGTGGCAGTACCATTCCTGATTCGCTGTTCGACTAGGTCATAGGCTAGTGCAATAAGCTGATCCTCTCGCCTTTCCAAGGATCTAGCCTTTCTAGTCATAGGTTTTGAGGAAAATTCAGGAACCGGTACCGTTTCGATTGGTACTTTCTTCCTTCTTCCCATAAAAATTGCTCCTTTCTTTGCCTAATAGACATCTATAGAAACACAAATACCACTGAACGTGAAAGATCCTCACTCGTTCAGGCGTAAACGAGGCTCAGGGGAGGCCGAAAGGAGACAGCGGCACTTGTGTTTCCATAGACATTTACTAGGTTGTAGGGTACTTTAGGTGAGTTTGTGGTGAGTTTCGGAGAAATATCAGTGCAAAACTTGTAGAAATATCAACCCCCGGAGAAATTTTGAGG